ACTGTAATGACCCAGTTGTGTCCATGAACTCGGTTACATGGAGTAGCGTAAGTGGTTTTCAGGTTATGCGCACCTGCCACTTCCAAAGTTTTCTTTGCTAGATACATGTTCTTATATATTTATATATGCTTTCTATTATATATAATCACTGATGGTTATTTATTTGTATCCAGAGCACTATATATAATGTTCCGAATATGCTGCGCTCCGCTTTCGTTGCCAGGACCTGCAAGAGATTCTATGAAATGGTCCATCTCTGCCATATACTTATGGTACATGCCGCTTCCCTTCTCTCTACTGTATCTGACATTAGAGAGCCTATCAGCTATCTTGATGATGACTGCGTATTTCGTGTTGCGAATGCCTTCGTAGTACTTTTCATTTGCGCGTTCTGCCCGCGTCCTTCCCTTCTCGTTAGTGAGCGCATATACAATTTCAGCTGCTTCAATAGCATAAGGGTCTTCCATGTATGTTAATGCGATCTTGTGCACATCATTATATGTCAATCGAGCATCTTCTATAGAATCATGGAACAATGCGGCGAAAATAATAACAGTGCATGTGTCAGTATCATCAATAGGGCACTCGTCTGCATAATAGTTCATTAGTAGAGTGGTTGTCTGTTCTGCTACGCTGAACAAGTGATATGAGTATTCCAAGTCGTCATACTTCTGGTTGACATCTGCATGGACTTTTGCAGCATGAGCCTTCATTCTTTCATAAACTTGAACTGGTATAATATTATAAATATCCATAACAATAAATATTTAAGGGTTTGTTATATTAATATAATCACAAAAAAGAGGGTATGAATAACATCATACCCTCTTTCACTAATTAATAATAGTGCCGTAGATGGATGGCAGGATTACGCCTGTTCAGCTTCCTGGTCCTCTTCCATATCGGCAATACCCTTGTCATGCGACGCTTTCGCTAATGCATAATGGGCGTTGCTCTTCAGCTTGAAAGCTCTTGCAATAACATCATTAGTCTTTCTAATGACGATGCCTTCGCGTGGAACTTTGTTCTTGCACATAGGCTCAAGCTCTTCTAGGCCATAAGAATTCTGGAGCTTAGAATACAGATCGGCTCTCCAGCGAATCAATGCGTCATTATAACTCTCGCCATATTCCTGTTTAAAAGGTACAATTTCTTCGAGAGGCCCGTGGAACACTCTCTCCAGAGGCATTATATACTTCTTCTTGTCGTCTGGCAGGCATTCTATTACCTTCGTTGTCCAGTCAATAACATCACCGACAGTATATTCGACAGCAGTCCCTTCTACATTCCTATCGACTATTCTATATGGCATGAATTTCCAGTCGCCTGGCTCTGCTCCATAATCGTGGTCTTTCTGGATACACTCATTAGACCCAGGAACATATCCGCAGATTTCGCCGTACACAATCATATTGCGGTCATTGATGTGGTGGCGGATAAAGTCATATACTTGATAATATGGTGGCTTCTTGCCATCTGCGTCTTTATATCGATTAAGAACGACGTTACGAGACGAGTACAACATACGGTACTCAGTATCTTCTACATTGAATCCAAAGAACTTCTTGACTTTCTCCCATAAAGTAAGATATTTATTACACTTGACGTACCCGACGATGACAGAAGTTCCGTGAATCTTTACAGTGATATCCACCACATCCTTAGGTTCAAGATACTGTATGGTATCTCTGAGTTGGGAGGTGTTATAGTGCGCAGGGAAGTTCTGTGGGATCAAATAGTCGAACTTCTTCTTCTTGTTCTGATACTTGCCAGAGCTCCTCTTATGTTTGTTATGGAACTCATTTTTAGGCTTTACTAAATATTTCCAACAGAACAATTCTCCATTGATCGTATCGAACGTAAAGCCGTCGTTCTTTTCCCAGTCGAATCCTTCCAGTTCAGGATAGGCCTTCTCCATAGATGCAATAGTCGCGATGTATCCTGGAGAGTACATGCCTCGGATCTTTAAGAGAGTTACTCGGCCGTTCGAACCGAAATAGCCTCTCATGTGCTTGACTTGATTTTTCTTGTCTTCGTCTGACAGATCTGTACGTTCCATCACTTTAACGACATCGGCAGCATTTGCATTGAGAGGATAGTCTATATAAAGATTGTTCAATGACAAATATTTATCTGCCAGAACACTTTCCTGGGGAACAAATACTACGATGTCGCCCATATGGACATCTTTTGATACCAGAACATTTTCTACCCCGATCCTCGCATATACAAGGTTGTCAAACCCCTGTATAGGAGTTATGCTGTCAACCTTCCTGATGGTCGCGGCATAATTAGGGTACTTGTTTGAATTGCTAAGAATCATAATACTAAATTTTATATTAGTTAACAAAATATATCTACTACTGTAGCCTCGCTCTTATAGAGTGATTTGATCATTTCTGCGCCTGATCTAGATAGCTGCTTTATCATCTTATCCCTATAAGACGTTGGTATAGCGTCTAATAGAGACTTGTATCTGAGGACCTTGCCATAATAGGCTATGAGGGTAAAGCAATACACGAGGTCATCTGGCCACTTGTCTGCGAGACGTACAAAGCATGTGACTACGTCCTTGATAGGTATATGTCTACCGTCCTCGTATTTCTCAAGAGTAGTCCCCTTTATCACTTCGCATGCGCTATTCTCTAGGTCTTCATTGAAGTAGCTGTCATTATCCATGCAATCATAAGGCATGGCTATGTCTTGCTTAGTGCTGTGGATATCTGCAGCATCATAATTTTGAGAAGATACTTTTTTGGTGCTGCTTCTCTGCGTAGCATAGTCTTTATACGATAACAACTTGTCTGTATCATTATTGCTGTAATCGTTCTCACTAGACGAGTCCCCTTCTTCAAATATATCTTCTACATCGTATCCTTCGAAGTCGCATTCATCCACAAATCTATCGTCAGGGTCCACATCATATGGGCCTCCGCTATCTACAAAGATATCGGTTTCTGATTCAGGATATATCTTTTTCGATTTCATTATTTTTAATAAAGTATAGTTATATAATCACCCGTTTTTTAAAAATCACCCAACACAAAACATCCCCATGTCCTTAATATTATATGAGGGGAATTATATAATAGAGAGATAATTATGAAGGTTTAGGGTCTATATAGAAACTCCCCATGTCCTTAATATTATATGAGGGGAATATATAATATAGGGAAAATTAGATGAAATTTTGGGCTATTAGATGCTATATAGAAACTCCCCCATATCCTTAAAGATATATGAGGGGAAATGTATAATATTGGGATAATTAGGGAAGTTTCGGATTATTCTGGTATATCTAGAGTCAATACAGCATCAAAAATAGAAACATAAAAGTAATGCGAATTATCGCATTACCGAATGAGTGTTGCGTCTTTAGCGCAACACTTGTTCATTAACATTATGTATATATCAGAGAAGCTATGGACTATCCTTCTTCTTCTGTAGTGATTATATAAACGAGACGATAATTAAACGATAATTAAGCAATATGCTAGGAAAACTAAAAGTAACTTCTATGGCTAGGATGGTCAAGTTCCTTGTAGAGACTCCTATCTACATAGACGACGTCCAGCCAGAATGGTTCAAGGATTCTCCAGATATCATGTATATCATAGAGATCATGAAGACCCTGAAGAGTTCCAGTTATAATGGGTTCACATCAGATGATGTTGCGGTTGTTGCAGAGTCTGATGGAAAGGATGCAGATTTCTATGTACAATTTTTCAATCAGATCATATCTCAAGCAGGAGAGATAACTCAGCCAGTTGCCGATAATATCATCGGATGGATCTCATGGCTGAAGCTGAGAGATTCTATAGGTGAGTCTCTCGAACTGATGACTTCTGCTGATGATGCCGCCACCTTCACTGAGGTTTCCTCCAAGTGCAGGCTGCTCATAGAGAACTCGCAGATTTCTTCTAGAGGAACTTCCGTAGGAATGGATTTCTTCGATATAGACAGCCACCGTCCTGATGAAGGAAGATACACGCCATGCATGTGGAGCATGATCCCTAAGGGATATGAAATAGGCACGCTGGTATGCTATTTGGGTGAAGCCAATATAGGTAAGTCTATATTTTTGATAAATGAAGCTGCTAGCACTGCGAAGAGTGGTGATGATGTCCTGATAGCTTCTTTCGAGATGAGTGAACAGCGCATTGCTTCGCGCCTTGCAGGAAATATTCTTGGATTGAGAGATGACCAATACAGCGACCTCGTGCTGAATAATAAGGGGAAGCTGAAGGCTATGCTCAATGAAGCCAGAGAAAACAACTGGGGAAGGATAAAGATCAAACAGTTCCCTACGTCTGTAGGAACGGTAGAAGATATTCGATACGAGATCCATAAGATGCGTGATAAAGGAATGGACCCTAAGAAAGTCGTAGTAGACTATATAGGCATTATGGCTTCACGCAACAGACGTACGACTGATCTCTATGAGAAGCTGAAGAATATCTCTGAGGAGCTGAGAGCGCTGGCTATTGAGGAGCAGGTCGTCGTTGTGACTGCAGGTCAGATTAACCGTTCGGGATTCGGTATGGACGAGATCGGATTCGAGAGTATTGCAGAATGTGCAGCTATCCTACACACGTGCGATACTATCCTGGCTATAACCCAGACGGAAGACTATAGAGCCGCTAATCTATATAGGCTCAAGGCACTGAAGATTCGAGACGGCGCGGGAAAAGGTATAGTCACTAATGTCAATATAGACTACAGTCATATGAAGCTCGAAGAAGATGCTTCTACAGCACGTCAGATTATGGACACGCTCGTTCCACCTGAAGATGGTATTACTGGAATAGAATCTCTGGAGTTCCGTAGCAACGACCAGTCATTTGACGAACTAGGCAATCAATTTGATTCTAATTGGGGCCAGAACACTTCAGAAATGGTTGATACATTTTTACATTGACAATAATTATGAATGCACATAATATGCATCCGTCCACTGAGTATGATATTAAAAAAGACCAATATGAATACTTTTTTAACGAGAAGTTCAAATATAATGCGTAATAGTTAACCTACAAAGGTAAATAGATATAATAGACGAAGTATTCTTATAATGGAAATCGTAGAATTTAACAAAGCATTTGAAGTTGATGCGTTCAAAGCCCTTATTGATAAAGCCCTATATGTTGCAGCACCTTCTTCTGTCAAGGTCAAGTGGCGTGACATAATAGCAATGATTATGATGAATGCCAATCCTACATTAGCAGTAAAAATCAAACTATGGGACATGTTCTGTTCATCCGGCTTCATGGACGCTACGCCAGATATGGCATGCTTCACAAATAAAATCATGCATTGTGTAGATATCGACGTAGTCAGAAACATCGTGTACATAGACGACGTGTACACTAAGTGGACTAGATCATCGCTGCTTCTCAGCAAGGAGATTATAAACAAAAGAGATTCAGAAGGGATCCTTGACGCTATGTTGAAAGCTATCGATAATGGTTCTTCGATAGGGAATCAAGTCCGTGCAATGATTAATGACCATCCTCAGGTTGATATGCGTTACAAGCATCTACAAGCTACAGTAGAGAAAGTCCTCTACAATAACGGCCAGCTTGTTAATTCAGTATATACTATAACTCCAGACGGAAATAATGTCAGTATAGGCGGCCGCAGAATTGTGTGCGGCGCAGGTAACGGCTATTACCTTGATGCTAGAGGCGCTCTGAGAGTTTCTCCTAAATGGAGGCTTGTGTTCCTCCCAGACGGAAATTATGCTATTGAAGATGCCTCTCATGCCGTTGTTATCAAAGGTGATCTTGGAACTATCTCAGGATTCTGTGGAGCTAATTTTGGTATTGATATAGTTAAAGTATTGCGTGATAACAATATTGAAGCGAATATCAGTAACAACTCGTCAACAGGAAACGCTGCTATACAGGAAAGAGTACAGGAACTTCTTACAGCAAGAAATGAAGCAGCTGCTATTCTTGAAGAAATAGCAGAAACAGTAAAGGCTACAGCAGGTCGCTACGATGAAGAGCTTGCGGTAGCTGAGCGAGTAGTTAAGAAGAATATCAACGCGATAGACAAACTATTGTATTTCTATGATGTTGACGGTTCTGCTGGAAAGAATAACCCTGCAGAAAATAACAATGATAACGATCCAAGCAATCCTTCAGATAATACCACTACTACTGTATCAGAAGGTATCCAGCCGCTGTTTAATACTGTAAAAGATACAGAAAATGAAAACTTATGGATTTACGACCTGCTGAACGCCATAGCATCTGAGAGCCTTGCTAAAGAAGACGAAGACTCTAAAGAATATACTGCTGAAGGTGTATACAAAGGAAAGCTCAAAGACATTAAAGAAGGAATCTACGGTGTCAACCAGATCGAAAAGGTTACTGAGGTTTCTAAAGCAGAAGTCAAATGCGAATGCATGCGAATGAAGGGCGACGTAGATGACACATATACTGAATGGCGTTTCAAAATAAATCCGAAGACAGGTGAATACAGAGTTACTCTAGATGTAAAGGACGCTCCTGATGATGCGACTAATATATTTGGTATATACGAGAATGCTAAGGAGTTCTCTAAAAATAATGCTGATAAGATATTGTCATTCATAAAAGCAATAAAAGACACTAAATTGCCTGAGGGCGAGAGTGCTGATGATAATAATAATGCAAAGGATAGCAAGAAAGGCGAAGGTAAGGATGACAAGAAAGGCGAAGGCGAGATTAATGAGAGATCTAATGCCGTTGTATCTGGCGACCCAGAAGATGATGGGTCTGATTTCCATATAAAGGTAAAATCATCTGGCATGAAAGACCTTCTCCCTATTATAACTAAAGTCCGTATAAACAATAAGACGGTTGCAGAATATAATGGTTCTGCAGTACATCCGTTGATAACCATCACGAATTCAGATATTAGCAAATCAAAACCAGTAGCAACTGTTACTTTTGGCGCAGATGATATTGCTAGAATCACAGTATCGGATTCTGAAGCCAATAAAGGCAAGACATTAGGAGACATATTCAATGTCTGATTATCTTTCGTCTCAATGTAAAAGAGAACTCGAGAGGGTTCTCTTTTATTTTTTATGTGATTATAATTAATATAAGAAACCAAATATTATTATGAATCCAAATTTCAAGATCATAGATCAGTCTGTGGATAGGGTGTTTCATTTTACTACAGACATAATTGAACAATTAGCGCAATGTCAGTATATGACACGCATATCTTACCGGGTAGAGGACACTGAGACAGCAACTGCACCAGCGAAATTTGTACAAAATCTGATCAATTCGAAGCATTACGAACCTCTAGAGTTCGTGTCTATATATGCTGATTTGGAGAAGGATACAACTACCAATATTGATCTATCTTCATTAAAGAAGTTTCTTGATGAAAAGGCAGCAGACCCACAGAATGCACATGTGCGAAAATATTTCCCTATCACAGTATTCACTCTGAGGGAGCTGGTTGAATGGTATGATAGCTTCAACCTCAATACATGTGATACTTTCAATATATGGCATGACGGCAATAGCACTCATGGTTATCCATATTGGCAGGAAGTGTGCAAACGCATCGTCGGTAATAAGTACATGTCAGAACTCTTCAAGAAAAAGCCAGAATTGGTAAATTACCTCGTGAGAGTAAAATGGGTAGTGACAACTAACCGCCAGATTGGTACAGAAATAACTAGACATAGATCATTATCTAAGAACTGGGAATCCACTCGTCACTGTGACTATAGCAAGAAAAGCAAATTCGATAGCATACAGATATGCGACCCAGAATTGTATAGCCAATGCATAAAAGGCCAATTGACACCTGAGAATGCAGACATCATCAATGATATTAAATATATCGCTGATGCCTATATGAGGATCAGTGCTTCTGGAAACAAAGTACAGGCAGCTTACATCTTGCCTTCATGTACCGCAGTAAAGATAGCATTTGCAAGCTTCTGGGATAATGTTAACGTAGTAGCCCTCAAGAGAACATCTAACTACTGTGGTAAGCCTCATGACGACGCTAAAGTCCTTATGACCGAAGTCGCTAACGAATTGCACGCACATACATTTGCTGGTGTATATCTCGGAGAGACTTCATCAAATGATAGAAGTGCGGGTACATGTAATACTACACAGAAAGTACCTAATGAGGCTTGTGAGAGGCTTTTCCGCATAATACCGAATATACCAGAAGATGTCCGACGTCGTATCATAGAAGAGTTCGGTGATGATGCTAAACCGAACGATGATAACGTACAGAAACAATCCAATGAAAAGGAAGAGGTGAAGACACAAGAGGATAACATCGATGATTTTTTACGTTTCCTTTTGGCGTTGTCATATCGATAAAATAATGTTGTCGTAATGATTTGTTTTATGTTCCATGGGGCAAAAATGCTCCATGGTTTTTTGTAAATATATTATACTACGAATGTATTATTATGATATCTTATTCTGATTTTATTAACGAAAGCAAGAACAATATACCCGCAGAAAACCAAGAGGGTGATTGCTATGTTGTTGGGTATCAATACTTTATGAAAAATCACAGAAGTAATCCCAATCTCAGATTATGCCACGGGCTAGTAACTGGCCAGGGACCCATCAAAGGTATAGTGTACAACCATTGCTGGTGTGAAGACATTAAAACGGACAATGTTATAGACATGACTATGCCAGAGTGCTTCCAAAATGTTCCCACGAAAGTATATTATCATATAGGGCTTATCGATCCTGACAACGTATACAAGTATGATTTCGATCAGGTAATGGAAAAGGCTGCTGAGTTCAAAACATATGGACCGTGGGAGGATAAGCTATTAAAGAACGAGTATTGATGTCGTGAAGCGTATCTATGTGATTATATATAACAGATAATGAAATAACAATAAAAATGAATTCTGAGTTTAAAAGAAAACTAGAGGCGTTATATGCTGCAGCACATACTGCATATGAGGATAACGACAATGAGCAGATGACTCTTAAGATTCTTATCAATTCACTATATGGTGCTTTCGGTTCTGTTGCCAATTATTTCTTCAATGTCGCAGTAGCTGAGGCTATTACCACACAAGGGAAGTACACAATCACTACTACGGAGAAATTCGTGAACGACCTTTTTAGAACCAAATGGAAAGACATGACAGCCCTTCATAACAAGATGGGAACTACTCATAAAGGCAAAGACCTCACTAGAGACATATCTGTATATATTGATACCGACTCACTATATTCACAATGGGACGAAGTCATAAAATGCACTACCTGGATGGAACACGATGTATGGAGCTTCCGGACTGGCAAGAAGAAGCACATCACATATCTGTCCACAGAGAAGTATCCTGATGAAAACAGTGTTCTTGCACGTTATGCAGATGCGACAGACATCACACGAGAAAAGCCGACTGGTAAATCTTTCGTGCTGTGTCTGACAAAAGAATTCATGTCAGACCTATTCTCTAAGTTCTTTGCTGATATGGCCGCAGGATTCAATGCAGAGCATGTGCTAGACTTTGAGCTAGAGGCTTATGCTTCTAAAGGGTTGTGGTTGGGTAAGAAGAATTATGTTGAAATTGTGCAGTGGAAAGAACCTGATGTCCATCTTGAAGGCAAGATGGTTGCTAAAGGCGTAGAATTGGTTAAGTCTGGTGTATCTGCTTATTGTAAAGAGCAGATCAAGACTATCGTAGATATGATCTTCGATATTAAAGAAGTAGGATACACTAAAGATGACATTATGGCTAAGATATCTAAGATGAAGGGATTATTTGCCGTAGTGTCTCCTGAGACGTTCGCGCCTACAAGAAGGATCAATAATTTGACTAACTATTGTTTGAGCGACGTGGGTCAGATCAAAGTCAAGCCTCATGCAACACCAGAACTGAAAGGTGCAGTGCTATATAATTATCTAATTAAGTCATTAGGCTTGCAAGATAAGTATGAGCTTATCAAGGCAGGTTCTAAGGCGCATTCAGTAAAGATCAAATGTCAGATTCCTATATATACCTGCAAAACTTTCAACGAAGCAGCTAACAAAAAAGGAAAGATACCTAAAGGAGGATTACAGACTATCGGCGGTACAATGTTCACTGATAACATTGCTGGAGATTCTTCAGTAGAATTAGCTACCACGCTGAGCTTCCCTGATACAATCCCTGAGGAATTTGATGAGATACTTAAAGTTGATTACGATGAGTGCTTCCAGAAATATGTGCTATCACCTATAGACAGGCTTCTTACAGCTGCATACCGTACGACATTTACAGATGACGACGATATGATGATGGACCTCTTTATGTCATAAGGCATATGTGTTGTAAATCATATTATATAACATAGTATGTATAAGCGCAGATGGACATAAAGAATAATAAGCCGCATGCTAATAAGAAAGGTTCGTACAAGCAGGGGTACTATAAAATATACAACAGCTTCAAATATAAAGGAGATCCGTCGAAGTGTATATATCGTTCGTCTTGGGAGTTCAAATGTATGCGATGGCTTGACGATAGCTCTGAGGTAGAATGGTGGGCAAGCGAGCCTTTCTGTATATCTTATTTCTATCCTGCTCCGTATGGGGACAATAAGCAACATTCGTATTATCCTGATTTAGTCTTCAAGATTGGTGATACTGTATACGTCAGTGAAGTAAAGCCTAGCGAGCAGCTTAGGAAGCCCGACAAGCCGAAGACTAATTCACAGAAAGCAATGATCCGATATAGAGATGCTTTCTTGACATACACTAAGAACTATTTTAAGGCAATGGCTGCAAGAGAATGGTGTAAAAATAAGATTAATTATAAGTTCGTATATATAACAGAAGAATCAAATTTAAACAATCTAGTAGTAGCAAAAGATGGAAACGTTAAATAAAATTAAAGTATGGTGGCTAGTGGTCACTATGATTATCACATTATCGATAAGCTGTAGGGTATTCAATATAGATACCAAGGCACGCAAGAATTATGAACATGATAGAGATAGCCTCTCCCAGCGCATCGCACGTATAGAATGTGTCAAGGACAGTCTGTCTGTAATATATAATTCTGCTATGGGTGAAAGAGATGCATTGGCCCGCCAGCTAGACAGGAAGGCTTCTCAACAGATCATTATAGATAAGAGGACCACAAACATCACACGGCAGTATATAATGAAGAAAGAAGATATATCTAACAAGTAAAAACATGAAACAATTAAATTTTGAGGTTATTACGAAGATTTTTCTTCTACTAGCCATTTTATCTACTCCGATAAGATATGCGCTTAAATCGCAGGAAAACAAGCATAAAATAGAACAATTGAGAGTTGAGTGTGACTCGTTGAATAAAGATATATCAACTATATCACGTGATATTATATTTTACACGAATGAGACTGAGAAAATGAGAGCGGAAATCTCATTTATGCGGACGCAGGTTGACAAGAGTGTACAATAAAATAATTGATGATATAACTATATAACTAAACAAGGCATGCTGTATCAGGTGATTGATATAATACAGCATGCCTCGTTTTGTGCTTAGATGATAATGAACTGGTACCATTCAGTACTGCTGTCCACAAAATCACTATGACTATTGAACTCATTCATATCTTCATTAGATATGAATTTCTGCATATTATCTTCACTGCCCTGATCAACTACACCATATTCCTGCTGTATATTGAAAGCTCTAAACACTTCATGACTGTATAAGAACGTGTCATCATTTATGCTGCTGTCATTATCATGGCCATATATGAATCGGGCAGATACTAGAGACGAGCAATTCTTTCCTCCTCCTGGATACCCCAGATATGAAAATATATATCTGTACTCATGTACATTTTCTCTATCTATATTATCTCTGCTTGACCTAATCAAGTATAGCATCGAATTTTCTGGCCTGAGAGAATCAGTAGTGACAGCATTCTCGTAGGTCTTCCATGATAAAGACATTCCTTCTCCCCACTCGATATCATCCCTACCTACATCACTTGATGTATAATAACCATTGAATGATCTATCCACAGTACCCATGAGATAATGAATACTGGAGTTTATATATTTGTCATGATCATATTCTCCACTATCAGGGTGCCCTGTTTCTAACGTATATATGCTGAAGGCCTCTATAGAATCATATATGTTCGTATGGGCTTTCCATTGAGGTCTGACGTTCCCGCTATCATATATGTAATGGTAAGCGGCATATTCCCATGAGTGGTCGGGACGCAAGGTAGAATAAGTAGTTTTGAAGGGGTCATAATGTCTGACATCCCACATCCATAATATTATCGACGAAGAGTATTCACCTTCATTATCTGCACACTGTATAATGTCATCGATAGAGCTATATCTGTGATATGCATGAATAATATTCAGATCATTATTTTGCAAGGTTTCATGAGTCAGGCCGAAGAAATAGTTAGTATCTCTCCATAGGCCCTCTGTTCCATTCATGCTGTTGGAATGCCATAGTGTACGGCTGACGCCTGTACCTAGCAGATTCGTCGGCTGATTAGACCATGCATAAAAATCGGCATCGTCTACACTCACATAATCTACATCATATCCCCATACCGCATAAAGTGTATCACTTAATGCAGAGGAGCGTATACCGAAGGCTGACCCATTATACCACATAGTGTCTAATGGCGTGGCAGGGACTGACGCTGCGTCTCCCAAATACGTTTTACTGAGATATCTCATGCTTTGATGTGATTATATATTATATATTATAAATTTACAAAAACAAATCAACATGAGTAAAGACGTTGTTACTGTCGATATCGACAGACAGAAGCTGGACGCACTGAAAGATGCTTTCAGTAACACGAGCTACGCGAAAATTTCCCTTAACATTATAAAGGATACTATGAAGATAACGTGTCCTCTGAAGAAAAAGGTAGGAGCACACCACACAGTCATTCAACTAACCAAAGAATGTATTAATGGAGTTCCTACTGGAGCAGCGGAGGAATGGTCTGATATCGTTATGCGTCTCGCCTATCCTAGCGATGCTGTCGCATGTATGCGTATCCCTGAAGGGGAAGACCATATCACTATTGCCTTCGTGATAGGAAGCTATCCAGAGGATGAACATATGAATGCGGTCCGTATGGAAGTAAGAGATCCTGCTGCTGGTACTTTTAAGTTTGAGGCCATCTCTTCTAATGCAGCAAGCATATGGAATGAGGTTAAAGATGCCGTTCTTAGCCAGCCAGCATCTTATGCATTCCCTATGACTCCAGATGCAATGTGGTCAATTAGTACATTAAATAAGATGAGCAGATCAATTGATGCGTACATAATCGTAGCGCATCCTGACCAACCAGTAGAGATTCGTGTGTACAATAGTTTAAGTGACTCTACCAAAGAAATGTTGTCAGAGGCTGTATCTAGCAAGAACCTATCAGCTATCGACAACGTGCCTACGATCAATACTATGAAGATTGATGCAGAAGGCTCTAAAAGAGACGGCTCAACAGTGATCAGTATAGTTTCGCCTGAAAGTATTGCTATACTTCCTTTCAACAAGCCTGTAGGTACTTTTAAAGTGAATAACTCTCTCATCTATTACGATATCGACGATGAGCGATACATTCTTCCTATAAAACGTCAGATATGATATACATAGGTATAGACCCCTCATTAGAATCAACGGCAATGTTTCTGTTTGACTCAGAGACATTGTCGTATGAATATCACTCATTCTTCGTAACTCATGATGGCAAGCTTCCCCGTAAGAGACAGAAAGTCATCGATGAGCTGAAAGAATGCGGGGTAATTGTCCATATCTTTGCAGATAATGTTGACCGAACTAAAGTTAAACATGCAAAGATAAAAAACGACGCAAATATAAAGAAGCAGGCGAACGACATATGCGCTGCTATTAAAGATATACTACATGAAGGTTCTTCTATAGAAAAGCTTGAATCTGTTCTAGATGATGCGCATAAGGAAGATCTGAATGTTTATAAAATGATGGCAGAAAATGATCTGAACCGTTTTTGTAACATGAAATCTGTTGCAGAATGCATTATTCAGGTTATATCTAGATTCTGTTCATATTGCGATAGTAATCAAGTAGTTATGGCTATAGAAGCGCCGGCGTATGTGGCTTCGGGCTCTTCTTCTGTAGATTTAATAGCAGGATGCGCCTTCATTAGAGATGTCCCAAATCAATTGGAGACTGTAGGTGTAGCCGTAAATAATACCTATATGCTTCCTCCCACAAGTGTCAAGAAGCATGCAACTGGCAGAGGTACTGCTACTAAGGAAGAAATGTGTGAAGCATTCACCAGAAAGGGCCCTAATGATGCCTTCAGGGAATTAGTCTCTACAGTGGCCACTAAAGACTATAAACCGATGGATGATATCGTGGACGCATACTTCATGTCATACTTCATAGTAGATAGTATTCTTTCGACGTTGAGTTAAATATACTAGTTATTAAAAAACAATGAAATTAAGTAAATTTTCCAGAGAAGGGGATCCTCAGGGTATCCGCGCAGTTATTGATGAGGTAAAGGACAATATTATAGATAGCGTCAAACATTGCATAGCCAATATTGACGATAGATCTAATGCTAATAGTGACAAGTTGAAAAATCTGCAGACATGGAGAATGTCTGTATCTGACGCTGTTATGGCTCCTATCTCCAATCACTTGCTGTGCGATGAAAAGGATGAACTTGCCCAGGCTATTAAACAGGGTTTCCTGTATCCTCATGATCTAGCCTCAAAATCGTTGACTTACAATTGTTGTATCCTAAACATATCGCATCTGTTGGAACACGGGTACACTTTCAATAACATGCCTATCACCCAACCTCATGGCATAACAGCCGCCATCGGTAACATGCGTGAGATTACTCAAATACAGTCTGGCGGCCAATTCGGCGGTTTGACACTGCCTGAAATAGATACTGCTCTTGCTCCATATGTCGAAATGTCATATAATAAATATGTCAAAGAATATATGGATCTTGGCGTCTCTGTAGAAGTCGCAAGAGAAGCATCATTAAAACGTGTGGACAAAGAGTTGGAGCAATCGTTCCAAGCATTAGAATGCTCTGTTAATACTGTGTCATCGTTCCGCGGTGATTATCCTTTCATCGTTATAACATTCGGTGCAGGTACTTCAATGTTCGCAAAGAGAGTATCTATGGGTATCCTTAATCAAAGATTGAAAGGTAACGGCCCCGTCGGTAAGAAGATTCCTGCTATTTTCCCTAAACTTGTATTTTTATATGATGAAAATATTCATGGTGAAGGCAAAGAATGTCATGACGTATTCTTAAAGGCAGCAGAATGTTCAGTAAATACCCAGTATCCTGACTTCCTGTCATTGAATCACGGCGCGACAGGGGAACTTTATCAGAAGTGGGGCAAGATTATCTCACCTATGGGATGTCGTGCATTCTTGAGTCCATATTGGGAAAAGGGTGGGTTTGAGCCTGCTGGCGACGATGATGAATTGTCTATATACCGATTCAACATGGGTGTTATCTCATTGAATATTCCTATGATAATCAAAGAAGCCTTTACTAAAGGATATGACTGGAAAGAAAGAATCACATACTATCAAGATCTAGCTCGTGAAGCACATCGAGACACTGTTGAGTTTGTTAAGCATCTTCCTATTGACACAGCGCCTCTTGCTTTTAGATTCGGGGGTTTCGATGGAGACCCTGACTGGAAGAATGGCGTCGTTGGAGAGAATATGGTGAAACGTGCGACTATATCGTTCGGATACGGAGGTCTCAACGAAGCAACTATGATGATTGCTAATCAGACTCTAGTAGAGAACCGTGCAGTTATCGCTAAAGAGATTCTTGAACTGCTCAATGCTAATATTGCAAGATATAAAGCAGAAGACCATATCTTATATGCTCTGTATGGAACTCCAGGCGAGTCTTGGCTATCTACTGCAGTAGATAAATACAAAGAAATGTTCGGTGAAGACGAATATAGTAAGAATGGTTACTGGACCAATTCATTCCACGTTGCTGTAGATACAGATATAGACCCTATCTCTAAGATGAATCTTGAGATTGCTAATTTCCACAGATCTGGTGGTGGACATATCACTTATAGCCGTTTGCAGACAACGTCTAATATCTCTGCAGGTATAGCCCTTATCGAAGAAGCTATGAGAAATGGCCTATATCATGGACTGAATCATAGTGCAGACTATTGCTTGGATTGTGGTCACAGATTCGTTGGCCCAGATAACCCTGCAGATTCTGTCTGTCCTAAATGTGGTTCTAAACATATCTTGCAGATCCGAAGAATGAATGGTTATTTAGGATACCGTACAGGATTTGACGGACGTCCTAGATTCCACGATGCAAAGATCGCAGAGTTCGCAAGAAGAAAATGTATGTAATATCTAATAGATATAAGTACATAGGAATAGAGGAGTTACACGACTCCTCTATTTTTTTTAGAATCCATCGAAAAATAATACAAATGATGGTACATCTGTGAAATACGTGTGATTATATTTATAGAGAGAAAACAGCTAAATTTAATTATTCAATAGATTTTCGTAAACTAAAAGATTTTAAGGGGACGTTCGTGAGAATCTCCCCTTATTTTTGTTAGCATATTAACATATTAAATATCATGTTTACTTTACACAAGTAAATAGATATATATTCGTCGAAATAATGTAATTATGGCAATATCTCAAGATTTAGTTAGTATCAAATCAGCAGGTACGTACCGCCGCGAATTTGATTTGTCTACTATGCAGCCTACATACGAGAGCACCTATTCAAGAGGCCGTATTGTTCCAGGCTTTTCTTATAAGGGCCCTTTTAATAAACCATTTAAGATTGTTGATTCCGATCAATTTGTATCTATATTTGGTAACATTGATCCTAAGCTAGAAGCAAATGGTTGTTTCTTCCATAGAACTGCTATCGACATGTTGAAAGCAGGTCCAATCATTGCACTCAATCTACATTCCTATGCAGAAGCAGACAAAATAATCAATGGTTATGCTATAGGTACAAAGAAGGCTCGCCCTTTCACCTCGTTAATTAAAGGTGTGTTCTCAACTGCTCTATGGTATGAACCTTGGCCAGACCGTCTTCGTGATTCATGGGAAGATCCTAATATAATTGATCAGGAAGAATCGTCGCTTCTTTGTGACTTTGAGGATAAGGGTGGTACCAGCCCAGTAGTATGGCCAGTGATCAACGATCCAGGCTTGTATGATACAGTAACTTATCACAATGTCTTGGTATTCTCTGAGGATATCAATCACAACTGTCCTTATATGTACTATATCAAGGATGAACAACCTATAGGTAGAGCATGCTTGCTGAGATATAAGAAAGCAGATGATACCGTAGTAGGTGAAGATGCAGAGTATGTCCTGGATACTAATACTCCTGCTATTGACATTTTGTTGTACCCTGCAGAAGTATATTCTAAAGGAGTAACTTATCGGACAGACACTCCGGAGATTCCTGGCATGGTTTCAGTAAGCATAGGTGAGCAGAACGAAACTATTGATATAACATATGAACCGACAACAGACGCTGAAGATGTTTTGATACAGATCAGCTTGCCAGACTTGCTTGAGAACGGCGGCATCATCGGTAATCGTATTCTGACTGATACTAATGACGAAGAACTCAAACTAAATCCTGACGATCCTGCATTTACAGGTGATGAGTTCGTATTTCTTGCGAATGCATCAGGTAACGACATTCGTGCATATGTGTACAAGACCCCTAGTGACACCTCTACAATGCTAGCATATAATATTCCTATATCGGATTATTATGGAGGTGACATCCCATTTGAGTTGCAGGAATACCTCGATGAAAAGGGATATGATGCTGCTGATTATACACTTTCAGACTTTATGTTTACGTTAGTCATATTTAATGATGTTCGCACATTGTCTAATGACATGATTGCATTGAAGAAAGCATGGGGCCTTGGTGAGCATGGTAACACATTGCAGTTTATCCGTGAGGACGATGCTTTGTTCGACTGCAATGGTATGAGCGGTGTCATTACATACACAGGTGCATCTGTTCCTGGATTGGTTAACGCTTCAGGTGTAGATATCTCAATAGATACCTTCTTGAGAAATCTAGCAGCGACTACTAACATCGTAGGTTATACTAAGCCTTATTGTGAAAAAGGAACTCCTGCAAAGAAGAGAATCTTGGAAACAGTTCATATGGACAAGATTCCAGTAGGTGCAGAACCTTGCGCACAATACCCAGATAACTACAAAGCCATTCTCAACACTCTCAGAGACTCTGACGAAGCTCCATTGAAGTATGCTGTAGCAGAACGAGATGCTACTACTGGTAAATTCTTACCTCCCGCTGAGGAGATGGTATGGGGTCATACTAATATGTGGAAGGCCATCACTGATCGTATGGTAGTATCATTTAGATATTTAGTAGATTGCTGGGGCTATGGTATTGAACCAAGTTCTAAGTCTATATTTGCTAAAATATGTATGGCACAACATGCTACCGGCTTGCTCAACGCTCCATCTGCATTAGCTCTGTCTAAGATAGAAGAGTTTACTGATGAGTTCGGAAGCATCAATTATAAAGCTCTAGCTACATCAGAAACATTCACCGTTCCTAATATCAAAGACGGTGCTACTCATGTTGGTTATTTCTATCCATGGAATCGAAGAGGTGCAAAACTGCTGCCTCCTGCAGGTGTAGTGTCTAATTTGTTCGTTCAGAAAGACAATCCATGGTCAGTAGCAGCGGGTGTATTGAGAGGAGTCCTTAACGGTTACAATCCAGAAGTACCCCTTTCAACAAAAGACCGTGAATGGCTAGAAGCTATGGGTATCAATGCAATTATTGATGCAGGCGATGATCAACATACTATCTGTGTATATGGTAACAAGACATCTAAGCAGAAGCCTGTTTCTGCCCTTTCTGCATTAAGCTTCAGAGATTTCGTAGTATATATTATGGATGAGATTGAGAACATCATCAGACCATATGTATTCGTAGAGAATACTGAAGCCGTTAGAACTGAAATAGTGTCTAAGTGTAACACATTCTTGAAGAGTGTCACTGCTACGCCTAACCGTTCAGGCGGCCTTACAGCTTTCGAAGTCATTATGAATGGCACGAACAATACAGCCGAAATCATAGATAACTTCTATGGTGTATTGGATATCAAGATCGAAGGCGCTAGACCTATGGAAAAATTAGTACAGCGTTTATATATCTTGCCTACAGGCGCACTTACCGCAAATGCAGAGTAATATAAAAGCGTTAAATATAATAGGCAGTGGGTTTCTGCTCACTGCCTATTTTAATATATATATGTTAAGTTGATACGTTATGATTCAAAATAGTGTTGGTGGTGTTCTCAACGATGTAGTGAAAGTCACTGCAAACAATATGCGCATGTATGCTGCATTACACGAAGCCATATTTTCTAATCAGCCTTCTGTTAAAACACAGATATATTTAGAGAATGGAGAAGCAAGGGACATAGAGATTCCTTGCCTAGGATATATGAAGTCTCGTGTTGATCGCATAGACTCTACTATATCTATGTTGACTAATGCTACAGGAAACAGTATCGTCAGAATGGCTGACGGGTCTTATAGAAAGCTATATATCAATAAGCTTGATATACCTATGGCCACGTCAAAAGTTCCAGGAGTTTCTAATACTAGAAGGAAATCAGATTCCATTATAAATATGATGGAGACTGATGTTACTGTGGACATCCCTGTTGTATTATATAATAATGAAGACACTGTTGAACTCAAGGTATTTGCTTATCATGGAAGTGATATTCTTGGTGTCAGCTCAAAATATAACATACCAAGCTCTGCAATGAAGAATGTCTTTGATGAAATGGTAGAGCATGGAAGCATCAAAGAATACAGAAACTTTACTCGCGTCATGAGAACTGAGCCAACAGATATGACGGCGTACGGAGGTATCTATGTATTACGCGCAGTTGATACAGAGTCAGTTGATGCTAATGAAAATGTAGAACATAAGAAAATATATTACGTTTCAGATATTGCTTTCAGAGGCAAAGAAGGGTCTATATATCCTATCAGTCAAGGAGACATTCTGACATTGTATAACAGTAGTGGGTACCATGATACAAGAATCCGCGTAGATATTATTGATAAGACTAAATCCTTTATCAAAATAAGTTATGTTGATGGTTATCAACCAGTTACTGTAGGTTCTAGATTGTTTCCTTATGTTGATGAAAATAAAGAATCTGCTATTGTAAAGTTTCCAGTGTCTAGCAGATATCAATATTGGATATACCCTACCCTCGTAACTAAATCAGGGTACAGACATGAAGAAGGTGAATGCATATATGTTAATGGGACTATAGATAGTGATATCAAAGATATTCTTGATCTAGGCAAATACATTGACAAATTCCGAAAAGATACATATAAGACGCGAGATGATTGGGATGATGCTAATCTCAATAGTACATCGTTATCTACTCCGGTAGATTCTAAAAACATATCATTCTCTATTGTAGATGTATCTAAAGACATATCTTCATCTAGCTATAACAAGATTGCACAGCTAGAGTCACAAAAGAAATCTGTAGAGAACTCTATCGAATACTATAGAGATAGAATCAACGTCTTGCGTAACATCATATCGTCAGGAACATCTACAGGTTCTGCTGCACAGAACGAATTGTCTCAAGTGACACAATCATTAGAGGACGCGCAGAATGAATTCAATACGTTGGTTTTCAATATTTCTGACGAGCTGAGCTCTAATGCACTCGAATCTAAATATGAAATTCACGGTATAGTGAAGCTATCTACTGCAGCGACGGGGTTCGAATGTATAGGTGTAGAAGTTAGATACAGATTCATCGGAAACGATACTGATATTCAGAAGAAAGAATATTACGACCTGGATGGAACTAATGTTCCTTTCAATGCATGGAAATATGCACCGCTATACCTCAGAGCACGTACTCTAGATGAAACATCAGGAACATATCGATGGGACCCTAATACAATAGATCAGACATCTATCGTCATTCCTATAGAGACTAGGTATAATACTGTTATCAATTACAGATATGTATTTGAAGCAGGCTATCCGGAGAATCCTAAGAAATCTGGTTGGAGCAGTGATATAATAGTACCATGGGATGCTACTTTAGAGAGATCATCTACAAAGGCCCTTCAAAATATCAACCAAGCAGATCAAGTCAAGGCATCTGTCAACAATACGCTAGCTACTAACGGCGTTTATCGTCATATAGCTGATTCGTTTACTGCTGGTGAAAAATATTTTGCTCATACAGCGGATCAGATAGCTTCAGGATGGGTGACCGAAGAACAGGCTCCTATATCATTATATGAAAAGTTAAAAGACATAGCCACTGTAGGACAACAATTGAATGATGCATTCAATGCTGTAGATATAAATAACTTTGAGTTCACTATAATAGACCCTGACGGAAACGTACAGAGTATCCAAGAAGGAACTAACAATACAGTGAACACTATAACATATATGGAGATGCTGAAAAAAATTAATGGCGTCACTATTAATGCATCAGATATGTCTAATACTGATTATATAGGTGTAGTCAAATATACATTACGCATATCTGCGAAGTCGAAATATGTCAGATTCTCTAGAGTCACTAAAACTGACACGTATATGTATACTGAGGCTGAAACTGATGGAGATGTAACTACATATAGACATAATGAAGTATGTACTACAGCAACACAGGGCAACAATCAGGCTATGAAAATAGCGCTGAGCAGTCCTATTACATCATCGAATAATATATCTACAGTTATAGATAGTGCATCTCATAGTAAGTATCGTCAGAGCGGCAGCACGGACATATGTTTTGCAACTATTATGAAATCGGATGCAGATAAACTGTTATTCAATGAAGGTTCTACATTAGCATTTGCTGACGAAAGCCATATAGATATACCGATCACTGTATTCGTAGCTCCTATTGATACAACTAAATCTCCGCAGTTGATAACATTATCTGCCCCTATGAGTAGCTCTGTTAAGATATATGCATGTGTAGGGTCATACATAAATAATTTAGATCTGACTATTGGTATAACATTTGTGACAAATCCAAAATAATATAGTAAATTATATATAGCACTAGTTGATATGAATTATGAGTAAACTGAACGCACTACACCCTGCTCTTATCGTAATTGAGAATCCAGGAGAGTATCTAGAAGCCTCTAGGTATCCTGCGAATACTATCAAGATTAGCTCCAATGGAAATAGCATATATCTTTTTATAAATGTACTGAAAGATAATACTAAGAAGTGGGTTCCTATCGGAGATAATGAAGGAGGAACTAGCATAGACGGACTTAACGACGAGATAGCTAATAGAATTGCAGCCGATACTGAACTACGCGATCTGATCAGAACTCTGGTATCTCAAGAGAAGACTAGCCGTGTGGCATCAGATACAGAGATCCATCAAGCAATAGAAACATTAGATGGTAGAGTAGACAATATCGAAAGTGATGTTGCAGAGGTGCAAGATGATTTAGTAACTGTACAGAATAATGTATCAGGCGTACAGAATAGTTTGGCAACTGTTCAGAATAATGTGACTGGCGTACAAAATGGTTTGACAACTGTTCAGAATAATGTAACCGACGTACAAAGCGACCTTGCTACTGTCCAGGACAGCGTCAGCGGCATGCAAGACGATATATTGGCAGCACAGAACGATATCACTGATGCAAAGTCAAGTATATCAACTGTACAAAGTGATTTGACAACTGCACAGGGTAATATCGCAACTGTACAAAGTGATCTGACAACTGCACAAGGCAATATCACAACGATACAAAGTGGTTTAGCAACTGCGCAAGACAATATCACAACGATACAAAGTGATTTAGCAACTGCTCAGGGCGATATAGCATCTGTACAAGAAGGACTAGAAGATGCGCAGAGTAGCATTACAGAAAAGACCACGCAGGAAGCTACTGCCAGACAAAATGCAGATACTGTCCTCCGTACAGAACTAGTATCTCTAATAAATCAAGAGACTAGTAATAGATCAAGCGAAGATCTTCAATTATCCTCTGCTATAGCAAGTAAAGCAAATGATAGTGCAGTTGTTAAGACTATTATTTTGGACAATACAGCACATACACCAACAAACGGTGTGGTTGATTTAGGTAGTATGGACCTTTCTGATTATCTCCACACAGAAGATGTTGATGAGTTAGACGAAGAAGAACTTACAGATATCCTCAGCCTCTTAAACGACGATGATTCTGGTAATGGTAATGCATAATTAGATATAGTAAATAATATGTAATTATCAGAAACCAATAAAATTCTCGAGCATGAGTAATAAAGCATATGTGTATCTTATATGCAATCCGACGACGGACCAGTATAAGATAGGAGTTACGAAAAACGATATAGACAAACGTCTTAAACAACTCCAAGTAGGCAACGGATGCTGCCTTCATCTGGTAGGAAGTCATGAATCGGAGCATCCCTATTATATAGAGAAGATGCTCCACCGTGAACTGATGCAGTTCAGAACTAGTGGAGAATGGTTCGATTTTCATGAAAATGGCATAAACATACTCGAGATGTTCAGAAAGCTATGTCATAAATATGAAAACGTGATAGCCAATATGAAAGATAATCCGTTTTTCAATAAGATGGCAAACATATAATATAACAAAAGAGAATCTCATGCAGATTCTCTTTTTTATTTTTAATGCGATTTAACGCGATATCTTTTCTAAATAGATATCTTCTTCGTAGTTTACGTAATATGTGTTTATACGCGAGATAACATAGCAAATTCAAGTTACTAGAATATATCGCTATTCGTTACCTATGAATCTCCATGCTTTGTCTTTGCTGAACACACAAATCTTACTGCGCGTTGAGCCGTCGTAACGAAATAACTTGATATATACTTTATGATAATCTGAGTCATAACCCCAGAACGTACAGTACTTATATGTGCGCTGTATGTCCCATACCTTCGGATTAGACATGATCATAAATTTATTATCTCCGAAGCTCACAGTGCTATCGTTCATATTGATATATACTTTTGCGCTGTCTCTGGCATACCCACAGAATGCATATCTAGCATTCTTATCTAAGGTTCCATCAGCGGCCGCAACGGTGTGCAACACAACTACCTGACTAAAACTAGCCATATAAATAAGAAGGCTAGCTAACAACACTATAATCCGTTTCATAATTGCATGTTTTAATTGTTCCGTAATTCTTGATGTAAAATTACTATAATTTTTACACGTATACAAAAGATTTTACCTAAATATATAATATAACCATTAATTTTTTATATAGACATTAAAAAGGCGATGCAAAAAATGATGCACCGCCTGATTATATTATAATATATGACTAGTTACTTAGCCCATTTAGGCATCATATTAGGCTTCATCTTCGGACAGCCTTTGAACATTTGTATTCTGTCTCCAATTGACGGTTTTTCTATAGGTTCCTTCCACGTAGAAAGATTCTGGGAGAATTTTTCAGCTGAATCAAACATTCTCGAACAAGCCCGTATGTTTGACATGTTCCAGTTAGTGATGTCATCATCGAACTTAACAGCCCTTGCGAACATAGAAGTAGTGTCTTCTATTTTATTGATAGGCCAGTTGCCTATTCCTTTCCACTTCGATGTAGTATTAGCAAACATATATCTTGCGGTTGTAAGATTTTTAAGCGGCCATTTTGATAAATCACAGTCTACCTTGCTGTTTTGGAACATTCCGTTTGCTTCACTGAGATTTACAGGTCTCCATTCAGACAGGTCTCCATCAAATGCAGCATTACGGAACATATAATTCATTGAAGTAACTCTACCGACGTCCCATTTAGAAATGTTCTTGTTAAATTTAGAGGACTCGAACATCTTGTTCATGGACTGCACCTTGCGAGTGTTCCACTTAGAGATGTCCTTGTTAAATTTGGAATTCATGAACATTTTGTCCATATTCACCACGTTGGACGTATTCCATTCAGAAATGCTGCCGTTGAACTCTGAATTTTGGAAGAGTTCAGACATGTCTGTGATATTGCTGACATCGATAAAGTTAAGATCCGCTTCATAATTGATCCTTCCTCCTGCAGGATGGATAGCATTATTGATAAGCTTCTCTAGATGTTCTCTGTCTTTTGCTTTAATCACAGGTGCACTATTATTCGTCTTCTTCTTTTTAAAGAAGTCAAATACTCCTTCATCAATATTCTGGACAGGATTTTCAACCCATTGATCAAATGTCTTCATATTCTCAATTATTATTATATAAATAAATTTAATAATACCACTCAGGGATGGCATCATTTTCCTCAAGTTTTGAATCCTTAAACATATTGCGCATACATACATCATCAGATACCTCCCAATCTGAGATGTCTTTATTGAACCAAGAGCGATAGAACATTTCCTCCATGTTTCTTACATTAGAGACATCCCATTCATGGATGTCACTATTGAATTCAGATTCGGAGAACATAAATCCCATATCTCTTACCTTAGAGACATTCCATTTTGCGAGGTCGCTATTGAACATAGAGGACCAAAACATTCCTTTCATATTCTCAACATTAGATGTATTCCACCTAGAGAGGTCTCCTTCAAAATCAGATTCAGCGAACATGCTACTCATATCTCGCACATTTGATGTATTCCAATCAGAGATAACCCCATCAAAAACAGACCCACAAAACATCTCATGCATATCTTGTACATTCGATGTATCCCAATCAGAGATAACCCCATTGAATTCAGATACCATAAACATTCCGCTCATATCTCGCACATTCGATGTATTCCAATCAGAGATGACCCCATTGAATTTGGACACATTAAACATATAACTCATATCTTGTACATTTGATGTATCCCAATCAGAGATAACCCCATTAAAAGAAGACCTCTGAAACATATGACTCATATTTTGCACATTCGATGTATCCCACTTAGAGATATTCCCATCAAAAGAAGACCTCTGAAATAACTCACTCATATCAGTTATCAGAGACGTATCTATGAAATTTAGATCGCAATGATCACCTTTTTCTTTGATAGTATCGTTAATAATCTTCTTCAGTTCTTCTTTATTCTTAGGTTGAACTATGGGAGTCTGCCTAAACTCTGTGATGCTATGCGAATTTCGATCTGCATTTTTATTATTCAAGAAACCAAATACTCCTTCATCAATATTCTGGGCAGGATTTTCAATCCACTGATCAAATGTCTTCATATTCTTAATTATTATCATATAAATCTAATTTTTATTAGGATGGTACTTATACCAGTTAGGAAGGGTACCATTTTCCTCAAGATATGTGCGATCAAACATCATATACACAAATGCATTCTTAGACACATTCCACTTTGAAATGTTACGGTTAAATCCGGATTCTGCGAACATATATTGCATATATATTACATTAGAGACATTCCAATTAGCAATGTCACTATTGAAGCCATACGCTTCATAGAACATTTCACTCATATCTTTAACATTAGATACATCCCATTCAGCGAGGTCCCCCTCGAAACTTGATTCTTCGAACATACCACTCATATCCGTGACATTAGAGACGTCCCACTTGGAGATGATCCCATTAAAATCAGACCCCATAAATAACCTACTCATATCGGTTATCAGAGACGTATCGATGAAATTTAGATCACAATTAGAGCCTTTCGCTTTGATGGTATCGTTAATAATCTTCTCCAGTTCTTCTTTATTCTTAGGTTGAACTATGGGAGTTTGCTTAAACTCTGTGATGCTATGCGAATTTCGATCTGCATTTTTATTATTCAAGAAACCAAATGTCCCTTCATCAATATTCTGGGCAGGATTTTCAATCCATTGATCAAATGTTTTCATATTCTCAATTATTCATTATTGATTCCAAACTGTGTAAATAATAATATATTTACTTACATATATGGAACTGACCAAAGAAATATTAGCTAAATGTATGCCAGATGCTACTAAAGCAAACATAGACAAATATGCAGAACCTCTTAGAAAGTGGTGCAATAAATTCAAAATAGACACGCCATTACGTATTGCTCATTTCTTAGCTCAGGTTGGTACAGAGTCAGGAAGTCTACGTTATGTCAGAGAGCTCGGAGGTTCTTCGTATTTCAAGAAATATGATACAGGCAAGCTTGCTATTGCACTAGGCAACACACCAGAGGCAGATGGAGATGGCGAAGTATATAAAGGCAGAGGTCTTATTCAATTGACAGGAAAGGCGAACTATGCAGCATTTTCTAAATGGTATTTTGGACCAGGTCCATATGAGAAAATGTTTGTAACTCATCCTGAATTGGTAGAAAACCCAACCCAGGCTGTTGCATCTGCCGTATGGTTCTGGACAAAAAACAATCTGAACGTACTTGCTGATAAGGATGATATTCTAGCAGTGACGCGTAGAGTCAACGGAGGGACTAATGGATTTGCTGATAGAAAAAATAGACTAGATATTGCAAAGAAAGCTTTAGGACTTATAAAATAAAAAATAGCAGCAGAATAACCCTGCTGCTATTTTTATATAATCACACGTGACGACAGTCATTGCACCTAGACTGATTTCTTCTCCTGTTGATCAGGACGTTTCACTAGAGGCATAATGCTTTCACTAGTGATGCGCGGAGCAGCCATATCTGACACTATCATAGTATGCATATCATGAGATACTTGGGCTATCGCTTCACTGAATTCTTTATTTTCAGGAAGTGGATCAGTAGCTATCTTAATATTAGTAATGCTATAGGGACCACCGAAGAGACATACTTCTCCATGGTCGGCATCATTTAGCAGCGGATATGGCCTATATAGCCCGCTCTGAGTGGATCCTTCTGCAATAACCTGTACAAATTTATCTCTGCTATGTATAAGGTCCTTTTCCTGCTTCCATATGGATATTCTAGTCATAGACTGTTCATCTTCATCCATTATGACAGAAGCGGCATACCATACATTAGTCATAGGATCCTCTACAGTATATGTCTTGATATAATCACCTCTTTTTATTGATATAGTCTTTCTAGTGATCCATACTGATGTTTCACCGTCGCTCAGTATAGGCATATTTCGAGTTACTGTAGCTAACAGTTTGAAAACGAAAGAGATACGGCATATAGGACTGCTTTTGAATTTGTGATATAGAATCGCGCAAGAACCTATGCCTTTACTCTTTAGCGTATAATTATAATTAGCTATAGGTATATTCATGTGATATATTATCTCTTTCTCACATTTGACAGCATTATCATATGAGTTCGTCATAAAATCACTGCGCTTGCGTGAACTGTCTAGAATCTTATCATTCAGCAGGCTGTCTGCACGCGCTTTTTCAGTGTCATTCTTAGCGGCTTCTTTATGTTCCTCTGCCTTTTTATTAAAGGTGAAAGTTTCTATCTCTTTTGTAAGATCACCGTCATTTATGTCTAATGTAGTTGATTGGTTGACTTCTGTTGCCTTTTCTCTGTCTATGATAACATCACTATCTTCACTATCATACCCTACCATACTTCTATCCTGGTAAGGTTGTAGCAAGACAATCCAATATGATGCAGCGTATAAAAAGTCATCGGGATTATACACACCTATGACTTCATACATCTTGTTGAAATTCTTAAAGTTTATAGCAAGATAGTCATGTTCTCTCGGATAGGTCTTCTTACCGAAGACATTATGGAACTCACTCTTGACTATATGGACAGTAAGGGTTTCTTGATAATCTAATAATGGATTGTTTATGACGAAGCTTCTAGATGGCAGCTTATTATCTTCTATCACTACTTTGATATTATCTGCAGCAGATACATTCTTTAGAGAGAACTCGTGGAAAATATAATCTGCGGAGTTTCTTGCAGGAGATGTTCTGAAATATCTAGAAGTGAATCCGAACGTATCTGAAACTATAGCTGATAGTTCGTTATATATCTCTGAAGCAGACCCTACTGCATATGGATTGAATGTATTATCATTTCCATCTACATCATCACAGTCAGTTACTCTAATAGATGCAGTGCATGGCTCGCCGTCACCTGTTGTATTTTCATTGACTGTGACAGAAGGAAGCCCGCATTCGGCATCATCTGGAACACTGACGGCTAGTGTAGGGAAGTCCTCTTCTGCTTCGCCAGATATCTCTATTTCTATATCGATATGTTTCTCTTTGAACGTTTTTCCATTAAGCTCGTCTAGGGACAAGTCTTTCCAGTCACTCCATAGAGAAGCTTCTTTATGATAAGAGTATCTGTATCGAGAATTAGATTCCCAATTCGGCCTCCCTCCTATAGCGCTGATATCAACAGAAGGACCCCTTAATGAAATCTCGTATGTCTTAATAATATCCATATTTTTCAATTATTTCACGTCTTTACCGTACTTCTTTTCACTTTCTAGCGCTTTCAAGTAGTTTCCGAAGATCTTTTTAGATTTCAAGATCTCAAGCTTCTCGCTTTTAGTTGGTTTATTACCTTGTACCCTCTTATCGAATTTTAATATATTATAGTTATTCTTGATAAGATTCTCTACGTTATTAGAGTAAGAGAAATCCATTATATCGTAAATATACATCCGGAGGTCTTCTATACCCATCAGCTCATAGAATCTTTTGCCAATGAACACGTCATAAGAATCGTTCTCTCTATTTCGTGTTTCTGCAATATTTTCACAAATATCTTTGAGTGCTATACGGAATCTATCTTTATCATATATATATCTTACAGCATCTGGAGCTTTGGATGGATTCTGCTTCCAATAAGCAGTAAGAGCTTGCTTATCGTCCTCGTCCATATCTTTATATTGCTTATATGACTTGATGCGGTTACTATCAGAAAGTTCCTTGCCTTTCTTTACTAGTTTATGCATATCGACTTCAGCACTTTCTATGGAGTTTTCAGCATCCTTGATCTTTCTTTCATTAGACATGATCTGATCATCTATAAAACGCTCATCGTAATAGTCCCTATCGGCATTAAATGATATATTATCTACTACGTGGCGGTCCAAACAAGTAGATAGGGCAGTTATATAGCTTCCCATGTCCTTGCGTATCTTCAGACACAGGTTGTTAGCAGACTGCAACGTAATAGCTTTAGTGGTCATACCCCATTCTGCTACCCATTTATCGTTCTGCGAGAAGGCGTCTATCAGTTTATCTGATGACTCTATATTTTCTTTGAAACCTTCGATATCATGCTGGATAGTATGATCTAGCATTTGCATAACCTGCGTATCACGTGAATCGACGTATTTCTGTGTAATGCTGATGACTTCCGATATCTTCATATTATAGTCTTTAGACATAGAAGATACTTCTGCAAGTCCTCTGTTAGCCTTGCTCCTTGCTATCATATCCATGCATACACATTTGATGACATTATTTATGTTATTGATAATTTCTAGGCCTATCTTATTGATATACAACTGTCTTATAGCATAAGTCACTACGATAGTTGCTATAGGGTTCAAAAACGCATCAAAATTGTACACTACATTCAATGAATGCAGTACATAATTAGACGTCTTCTTGGAAAGCAACACATCAATAAGCTTAGATTTAATATCTCCGAGACTGTTCAATATTTTATCAACATCAACTCCCTGCTCATTATGTGACTTGCGATGCTCAGCCTCTATAGTATCTTTGATATGACTTATATATTGAGTCACGCATTCGTGAAGTTTGTCCATCTGCTCTTTGACATCGGTACCTGAAAATACATCAAAAGTATTCATATCGAATATGTGTAAATAGTTATATACACTATTTACCAGAGATACATGGCATCTGACGTATATAATAGATGTGAAGGACAGATACAACATCCAGAAACGCAATCATCCATTTTGTGTTGGGGAGCGTTGCTAGCATATATAGATTGCATCCGTCTCCACAATGGTCTTGAGTTATTGAACGCTCCTAATGGATTTTTTGAAGGAGGTTCTAATACTCATAGGAATGAGGTATCGCAAACTCCTGCGTTATACAAACTGCTTCATTCAAAAAATGCAGTACCAGATCACGGCATAGCATTCTATGTATTGACTAAGTATTTTGATGATTTTGTCGTATCTGGCGTAGGTGGAGAATCCGTCCTTAATAATCTATATAGTGAAGTATCTCACAGTCAGACTAGGTATAGAATGTACTACTGTACGCAATACCCTGTGTTCATTTATTCTATGGCGGATTTTGTACAATTGTTCAATTTCTTATGTACATCTGAAGAATTAGGGGATCCTCAACAGTTTGTTACTCGTGTAATGGCGAAAGCAGATGAATTGAGAGAAACCAAAGTAAATATATAAGTATTAACTAATTAATAGTTCTATATGGCGAAATTATCTAATATAACACCAGGCATAGCAGTTGTCAAAGAAAAGATTAAATCAACAGCAGTGCTGCACGTCGGTATAAATGCAATGGGCCTTTGTGTCACCGGTACAGATGATGAAACATTAAAATCCGATGTTATACAAGCGATGGCTCCTGCTAAAGGATTGTTTCTGAATAATCCCAGAGCTGTATGTGAGGTCAGTGTCATAGACGACTCGTTCAGTGCTATATATCGTATAGAGAAGCGATTCTGTATAACAGATTCAATATACATATCTCCTCAGCAGATATCTGCGGTATGTGGGTTGCCATACACTCCGGCACAAAGAGTAATGCTCACGCCTAAAATGGTACTGGACATCCAGCAGATTATGATAGGGCAGTCTAATGTCAATATATGTGAATATATGAAGTTCTCTTCAAATGCACTATCAGTATCAGGCACACCTATATATGGACTGACTATCAATAATGTTTTTATTAAAGACAGACGGTCGGCTAACATGACGAGAATACCTGATGATCAGTGGAGTATGAGCGATACCTTCAAAGATATAGTATGGAAGTCTTTGGTCAGTATTGCATATAATGTTATCCAACAGAAGCCTGAAGCAACAATAGATGACATATGTCAGATATATATCAAGACATATGGTTCGTCATGGATCACTAAGCTCGTTGTTTTCAACAATAAGAATAATATAGAGCTTCCCGGATTTATGACGGCAGTCGCATCTTCTAGTATCACATCAGAACAATTAATCAATGCTTATCAGCTGATGGTAGCTATTCTTCGCGGAAAATTCACAGGGGTCCCTCATATGGACAGAGATGAAACGGTAGAATATATAAAGAAACTGCAGCAAACTGTCGCAGAAAAGATTAACAATACACCTAATGTTCCTGAAGATTTGAGACAGTCCTTATCAGCAGATGATGCGAAGGATACAGAAAATCTAGAAGGCGAAAGGAAAGAAGAACCAGTAGAGGACGACGATAAGAAAGAAGAACCGAAGAAAGAAGAGCCGAAGAAAGCTGAACCAACAGAAGACAACAAGAAAGAAGATAACAAGAAAGCTGAGCATGTAGAGGACGATAAGAAAGAAGGCAAGAAAGAGGACGATAAGAAAGAAGGCAAGAAAGAGGATAACAAGAAAGAAGATAATAACGAAGAAGAGCCTGAAGAAGCTGATGGCGAAGAAACTGGAGAAGAAAATACTGAAGAAGAATAGTTATGAAATCATTCGAGCCTAAAGAAAACATACATGGTGTCCCTAATGGTGTAGGTTCTGCTTGTGAGTGCCAGTGTGATCCTGAAAGGGATTGGGATGATGAGGAAGACCTCGATGCAGAATATGAAGATGCACTGAATGGGTTTATAGCAACTATTAATTCAGAGGTCACTGTAGGTTGCGCCTTGCCTTTTAATGTTCCAATTAAAGAGATCAAACGTATAATAGACACCGCGTTCAAGCATTTTGTCAAAGAACATGGAGATTATACATATCCAGAATCTCTGTTGATAAGTGCTAGCACTATGCGCAAATGGGTTCATCAACAAGGTGTGGAACCTATCTGCACTCCACGAAAATCCAGACGTAGAGGCAAGCTTCTACTTCCTCCAGATGTAGAATATGTCGATGGGGTATATGACCTGTACAGAAACTTCGGCGAGGCTGGCGGAAGCAGATATATGGGCGGAGTTGCCTATACCGTTCCACAGCGCTTTGGTATAAACTCTCAATAT